TCTGACTGTTCCAGATGAAGAACCAGATGCACTTAAAGTAAAGTTTGTTCCTGATGCAGCCGCCCAACCTTGTCTTGCGTAAATATCAATATCTTCTGTAATTACCGTACCAGTAGCAATGACAGTAAAATTAAATGGTAATCCTGTGAAAGCCGCATAAGATGAAACTTGTATATCATTTGCTGTATTAGTAGCACTAAAAGAGATACTGACTAGATCACCAATTTTTACATATTTACCTACATAAGAAATGCTAGTTCCTGAGATACCACCCGCAGAAAAACTAGGCGTCCAAGTCCCCTCCTCATAGTCATCCAGCTTATTAGAACGTGAATCAAACTGAATACCGCCAGAGAGGTAGAGGTCTTTGAAGCGGTATGATGAAGAACCAAGGTCTGTGTTATTATCCTGTAATACGCCTGTTGTATTTGTAGCTCCAATAAACCCTGAAACAGCCTTTATACCTTTTGAGGTTCCAGCAAAATAAGTATCCCCGCCCTGAACCCCAATACTCCCCACAGAGGCACCGTCTTTACGGAGGTCAATAATATCGCCATCGTTATTAAGTCTGTTAAAAAAGGCAGGGGTGCCCTGATAACGTGCAACTTGAAGATTATCATTTACCCCATCTAACAACACTCCAGCATGCGATTGAGTTGAAGTGTTATACAAAGAATTGTTCGTGGTTCCAACAAGCAGTTTACGGTCGCTGTCAATGCGCATGGCTTCACTAAACGAAATAGTATTACCAGCAGTACCACTTGCGGCAATATCAAATGTCATATCACCTGTGTAATCAATTTTTGCAGCAACTCCAGTTGTGTCATACGTTTGGTTTCCAGAGCCACTAACGGAATTACAGTTGAAGGCAAGAAACCCCTGTCCATTTGAGTTATTGACATTAAAACCAATCTTTCTGTTAGAAGAATTATACCTAGCACTAACAAGTGACGAAGTATTATTTGCTTCAGAAACACTAACGTTTCCATTAAATGTAGCAGCACCTGACTCTAAAACTTGAAAAAGAAGTGTGCCAGAACCATCTGTCGAATCTTTACGAATATCAAAAAAACGATCTGTTTGATTATTGTCTGAATCAATATTTACAAAAATACCACTAGGACTGTTTATAAAACCGTTGCTTGCCCCAGCAACACCTAATGTTATTGCGCCATCTAGCTGTAACGTAGATGCCATATCCACAGCACCATCAATATCCACAACATCTAGGTTTGTTGTACCGTCTACGTCTATGTCACCACTAATATCTAGTGATCCAAAGGAACCTACACCTGTAGTAGTAATGTTACTTGAGCCTGTGTCTATTGTGCCAAAGCCACTCGTAATGCTACCACTATTTAAAGCACCAACAGTTGTAGCTGCAGTAGTAACTAGGTTAGGCATTGCAGTTATTTCATCATCAAAGTATGCAGCAAGGTCTGTTACTGCTACCTGCTTCATAGTGCCAGCATCATTAAATACAACACGGTCTGCATCTGCTACTGTAGTTGATGTAGCAGAAGTATCACCATCCATAATGTTTAACTCTGCTGTCGTAACATTAGCACCGTCAAGTATCTCTAACTCTGCCTCAGATATACCTGCACTACCAATAGTAAGTGTGCCTGATATGTCTACATTACCATTTATATCAATAGTAGTAGCTGCTATTTGTATTTCTGTATCTGCTACAATGTCAAGCTGTCCATCTGTGCTAGAGTTAATATAAATAGCTGTGTCACGAAACTGTAGCTTTTCTGTAGAGGCTATAAGTATATCATCAGAGAACTCAAAGTAGTCCTCATCCTCCATCCACTTTAGTTCACCATCATTAGTTTCACCATCAAAGGTAATCGTAATATCTGTACCTGCTGTACCTGCACCAAAGGTAAGAGTATTACCTAGTAGTTTAGTAATAGGTCCACCTTCAGCAGTTGTGCCATCGTGGGTATGTCCCGTGTCGGCTGCAAAAGCAGCTAAAAGCTGATCAAATTCATCATTTGTATCTGATGCTTGAATTACATCACCATCAGTATAAGATGACTGTCTTGTATAAGTACTACCCATTTAACGTCTAGCTCCTACTTGATACTCTAACTGAAAACCCTTCAGTGAGTACGGTGCAGTAACACCATTATCATTGACTCTTAATGCTACGGTAAAACCTGATCCCTCAACTGATTGTCTAACTAACGGCTGTGAAGAACCGCCATATACAGAGTTTGTTGCTGCCCCTGATACAGCATATGTTGCAGTTCCGTACTGTGCAGCAAGAGCAGTTGATGCTAAAGGATATACTGCAGGTCTTGCTGAATCAGGAGATTCGTTATCATATCTAACTATCAAGTCTGCAGCTATAGCAGATTCAGGTTTAAAGTTAACAATAACTCTGTGCATATGTTTTCTTATACCTGCGTCACCAAAGCCCAAATCTGGCCCTCTATACTTTCCAAAAATAGTAGTTCCATCAAACGTGTTACCTTTTTCCTGTCTATGTATATATCCAGAAAAATCACCATGTAAAACTAAAACATTTCCTGCTTCAATAAAAGTATCTGTACAAGAAGGCTTTACACCTTTTATTTCTGAAAACTCAAAACTCTGACCTTTCATCACACATATAACACCTTTAGTAAGACGATCTACCTGCCCATCTTTTGTAAAAAATATTCTGTATTGTGTTTTATCCGGTATAACTACACTATCAAATAAAGATGCATCCCTAATGTTTTCATCAAATAAAGATTGCACATTACGTGTAATTGTTCCTAGTTCAACGTCACCAATTCTAGCGGTAGCAGCAACAGTTCTTAAGCCATCAGGACCAAGAAATATTAAGTCACCTGCAAATTCTTGAATACTGTCACCATTAATACAACCAATATTTCTTGTGACGGGTTTAATAGCAAAATCACTTAATGATGACCCTGTTAAATTAAAGATACGATTTTCACAAAATATAAATAAATTATCACGAAACACTTTTAAACCTACGATGGTATCGTCTACTTTAATACTACCTGCACCATCACTTGCCGTAAAATCATCTTCGTCAAAAGGCTTACTAAATACTATCTCTTGAGGTGTAGAAGATTTACCTGCATAAAACATATGCTCTCTATAAGCAGCAACGAACTTAGATCCAGACACAGCGCTTTCACTAACATCTGTTGCACTTAAAGATGTATTAAAAACTACGGGTGCATTAGCACCATCAACAAATATAATTTTATCATTGCCATCAAAATTAAATCTTTCAAAATTATATTTACCTGCATTGGATCTACCACTGTCTCTTTCTGTCCAACTCTCTGATACTACATCATCAATAGAGTGAGTAGCCGCTGTTGTTGAAGACGTAGCACGAGTAACACCAGTAAATGTTTTACTTGTTACCCCTGTATAAGTAAATATTTCAGAGTTTATTTGCAGTGTACCGCTAGAAGAAAAACCCGAAGTAGTATCTACTGTAAGTGTTCCTGATCCTGTCATAGCTGTAGTAGAAAGAACACCTAAAGATAATTCTGTAGATGCAGAACTAAATATTTTTTCTCCTCTAGCGGCTAATACTTTATTATCAAAAATAGAAACCATTAATACTTTTTCAGATGAAGAACTAGTTTGAGGAATAATATGATTTATAAATTTAGTGTGTCCACTAATTCTTCTGTAACCACCTTGTATATCAGGCTCAAAATTTTCTAACTGTAGTGCTTCACCTGGCTGCATCATAAAAGTAGAGCGGTTTAAAACTAAACCACCCTCTAAGTTAAAAGCTGCAGGAGATGTTTGAGAACTATCTGGCATATTTAAGAAACTCTAAGAACAGGATTTGAATAGTCTGTAGGTATATCTATTTTAGTTGACCTGATATAATCATACTTGTTAATAACAAGCGATTGCATATTTTTTATACCTTGATTAAACCTTTCAAAGTTTAATTGATATTGATTTAACTCACCACGATATTGATACGCATATGCTGTTGCACCATCAACTACAACAGGAGCAAT